GTTTTCCTTCCCTTGATTACGTATTTATTATAGCAGAGATTCGGAAGTTTGTCAAGTTAAGAGTTTGTTATCTTCGTTTTCTTCTCTTGTCTTCCGTCTCCCTTGGAACGATTATATTATAGCACGATTTCGCGCGAAAAGTCAATAGTTTGACATGTAAAGATTGTGTTAAGTTGGCGCCCGGGACCAAACTTAACATAAACTTAATGACCGCCATTAAAGGTGGTCGTTTGTCAAAGACGCTTTACACATTCAACGATATTATACCGTGCTTCGGCTGGAAGAATAGACTTCAAAGTTTTGCTATCTTTGCTAGTAGGGCAAAAGATAGAATATACTTGCCAACCGCTATACGCGCCACTTACATAATATTCTAATTTTTCTTTTTTCAGTCTGTGGACGAAAGACTGAGCATTTGCCATTGGAATGCTAACTTCTACTTTCCATTTAACCTCATGCGAAAACAACTTATTAAAAAGGATATTCGCGAGATAAACGCCAGTAAAGTTAGCAAGTGCCGTAATTAGTGCTTTGCCCCAAAGAGCAAGTCCATCTGCGTTAGTGAAAAAGATAACATAGACATAAAGGCCGTAAGCAAGCGCATTGACGCAAGCCGAAATAAAGGTGGAACATTTTACAGTACAAAGGGACTTGATAGTCTGAATAACTACATTGATAAACGAGAGTGCGCAATAAAGAAGAAGGAAGTTAATGCTCATTGCTATTTATCCTTTCTTGAATGTCTTCACACAGAGGAGCGTCTGCGTTACAGTATATAAAATTAGGGCAATCTTCACAAGGGTCGCACCACATTCCATCATCGCAATCATTGGGATAGTCTTCGGGTCCTTCTGCGCTACACCAGTACTCGCAGTCACCAGAGACTTCCGCGCCGTAAGGGCAAACGCCGTAAAGGTCGCAAGGACATTCATTTCTAAGGCTCATTTTATGTTCTCTCCTTTGCTCTTTCTGAATTTATTATACATGAGAATATGGGAGAAGTCAAGTTAAAAGATTGTTAATTGCGCGCCCGGGCGAGTTAACGCGAAATTAATCAATTTCGCGTTTTACCCAATTCCAACAACCGCGGTTAATGCCCATACCTTTATCAAATTCATTAAAGTTGCTAAGACAATAAGTGAGAATCTGGTTTTCAATTTGAACATCTTCGAGACCTTTATGTTCTTCGGTAAAATCGGGGTTGTTACTAAGGAAGGCAAAGACGGTTTCTGCGGTCGCACGATAGTTGTGACCATAGTTTGAAATCAACTGATGTTCTTCCGCGAACATTTTGTATTCTTTAGTCTGACAGACAGACTGACACGCAATATTCCAAATACAAATAAACTCAGTATCATACGGAAAGAACCAACGATATTTTGACTTGGTAATATAGCGCAAGGTGTTATTAAGCGCATTTCGATCGAAACTACAATTGTACGCGGCAACAGTATGACAATCATACGCGACCATCATGTCAAGAAGTTCACGGCGCATATACATAAAGTTAGCCATTTCGCGACGATGCGCTCGAAGGTCTTCTACATATTCAGGAATCTTATTTGCATAGTATGCGGTCTTCATAAGTTCGTGCTCATTAACAAAGATGTCGCGAATTACATACGCGCGTTCTTCCCATACATTGCCTTGAAAATCGGTCATGCGGGCGCTAACGTCATAAGTAAAAGGACAGTCAACATCATTCGCGGTCTCAACATCAATTAGAAGGGTAAAGCGATTCTCGGTCATTATGGTTTGTGTTCCTTTCTTTCACTTGATGAGTTTATTATAACACGCGATAGTTGTGAAGTCAAGTTAAGTATTGGTTAACTTGTGGTCCGGCCGCAAATTTAACATAAATTTAACAAAAAGAGGAAGGGGATTACTCCCCTTCCTCTTCCTTGGCCTTACGCTTCGCGGCGTCCTTGGCAATCTTCTTGGCCTTCTCGGCGTCCTTACGCGCCTTTTCTTCGGCCTTGATACCGCGCTCAGTCTCCCACGCCTGCGCGGCCTCGTAGGGGTCAAACGCCTTGGAAGTCTTCGTGTCCTTCCACGACTTGGACTTGACGGAAATTTCCGTCCAAACTTCCTGTCCATCTACCATCTGAAGAATGGCAAAGGAACCATCCGCGAACTTGACGGCCTCATTGTCCATGAGAACGGGCATGATGGCTTCGATAGTCTTCTGACGAGCGGCGACACGGATTTCATTAGTATTCATATGATTCCCTTTCTGGTTTTTGAGAGTTTTCCTTCTCTTTTCTGGATTTATTATAACACGAATTTCGTGTTATGTCAAGTAAATAATTTGTTAAGTTTCTTTCTTGCCATTTTGCGGAGTTTGCGGCGGAGGGCGCGGTGGCTCTTGTTGTTGCTAACGATATTACGACATCCCGCATTCAAATCCCACGCGGCAGTTTCGGTATCAATGCGCTTGTAAAGTGCTCTCATTTGCTTTCCCCTCCTGACAGATATATAATACCATAAAGCGCAGTCAAAAGTCAAGAGGTGTACAAAGATTTAACATTGCGGGCCGGGCTAGAAATTAACATAAATTTAAAAGAGCCTTATGGCTCTTTATGCCGCCATTCAGGATGCTTTACAAAATGAATAGGGCGAAAATAATTAGCAAGTTCTTCATCGGTATTTTCTTCTACCTGCCGCAAAAGAGTTTTAGTAATTGAAATGGGCTGTGAATAAAGCATATAATACACAGTAGTTTGATAAATATGAGTGCGACGGATAAGCCAACCAATCAACCAATTCTTGAAATTTTCTCTCCACATGTTAGGAATCTCCTTTCGTTTTCTATATATAGTATATACTATAAGAAGAAAGAAGTCAAGTTAAAACTATGTAAAGTTGGCGGCCGGGCGCGCCTTAACCTAAATTTAACATAGTATTTAAAAGAAAAAAGCCGACCGAAGTCGGCTTTCTTTCTTATGCGAGGGTGTACTGATTCGCGCCCTTCGCATTCTCAATCTTGCGGACAGCATCGGCCCAATACACTCGCAGGCCGTACTGAATCTTGCTCGCGGAGAAACCTTCGGGGAGGTCGTTTTCGCACTTCGCGAAAATCTCCGCAACGGTCAGCGGTTCAGTGCCCATCGCCGCGAGGACAACCGACTTTGCCGCGTCATACGCGGAACGCTTGTCCGCGGACTTCTGCGCGTCCTTCGCGCACTCGGCGTTGAGTTCATCACGAACCGCGGCAACTTCGGAGGGGAGGTCGGAAACGGAGTTCAGGAAGGAAACGAGAGACAGCATGGAGGACTTCTTCATAGGAGATACCCTTTCTGGTTTTTAGGTCTTGTTCCTTGACCTTTTGTGTATTTATTATAGCATTGATTTGCTATAATGTCAAGTTAAGAGTTTGTTAAAAGGGTGGTCTATTGACATTTCATACCTAACCTTGCGACAGTAGCGCGCGGTGCCGTTATTCTCGGCTCTTCCCTTTCAACATTCTTATTATATCACGATTTCCAAATTTTGTCAAGTTAAGATTTCGTGAAGTTTGGAAGGTTTCGGGATTTTGTTCCCTTGCCTTTCAACAATATAAGTATAACAGGTTTTGAATTGAAAGTCAAGTATTTGCTATGTTAATTCTGTGTTAAATTGACGGGCCGGGTGATTTAGTTTACATAAACTAAATCTTTTCCCATTCTTCATCTGTATAAGAATTAATTTCTTTTTTAGTAGATGGCAAGTTCATCGTTTTACACCATTTTCTAATCGCGTTGTCTGAAACATTATAATTAAGCCCGATAGTTCTAAAAGTTTCTTTTCTAATTTTATTTTTTAATTCTTCACGGCTTGGCCGTTCTGATTTTCGTTGGGTTAATCTAGCACATTCAGCACATAAAATTCCTGTTTTACTTTTTTCTTTACCACATAGTTTACAATAATATTTTTTTGCGTGTGTTTCTTCAATAAGCTGTTGGGCTACTTCTTCATTATAAAAATCTTTCCAATTATTTGGGATTTCAAGATTATTAGAATGTATCCCTCTATGGCAATTAGCACAAACTAAAATACATTTTCTCATTTCTGCTAACTGTTTTTCAATGGCTTTTGTTGCTGTATCCACTGTTATTCCAAATTCTTTTTCTTCGGGATTAACGTGGTGAAACTCTAATGCTGACTGCCACTTGTCAAAACCGCAGATACAACATTTACTTCCAAAAACTTTAATTAAATTTGTTTTTCTTCTTTTAACAAAATCAATAACTGTGGTTGAATTACTCATAAAACCACCTCCTCTAACCTATAAGTAGTATTATAGGTTTGACTTTTATATATTTTCTTCCGAGTTCGATTTAAAATAAAAAATGGTGAGAGTGGTCGGGTTCGAACCGACGGCGCCTGGATTATGGCGCTAAGCCGTGGAGTTGAACCACGAATACCCGTGCTTAACAAAGTCCAGTGCTCTTCCAACTGAGCTACACTCCCATGTCCTTTTGACAGTTTTATTGTATCATAGTTTTCAAGGAATGTCAAGTTAAGATTTTGTTAATCAACGCGGGTGGTCTGACGCTCCCAATTACGCACTTTCTCAGCCACGGAAACAACCGCGTTTTAGTTCCAAGAGCACCAGACTCGAACTGGTCTTAACCCGTGAGCGGAATCGAACCGCTTTTACCAACCCATAGGGTGGTCTGAACCATCTCTCCCCTTGGAACATTTTTATTATATCATAGTTTTCAAAGAATGTCAAGTTAAGAATTTGTTATGTTCCTTGGAGAGCGGCTCACTTCTCCGCGCGCAGGAAGGTATTTGAAGCCGATTACGTCGTTACGCTTGCTTCGCTCTCCCTTGGAACATCTTTATTATATCAGAATTTCGGGGAGAAGTCAATAACTTGACACGTTAAAGATATGTTAAATCGCGGGCCGGGC